AATATGTTCTTGATGAGAATGATAGAAGGTCAACTAAGTATGATAGCTATCAGCAGTGGAAGAAGTTAAAAGCTGAGGATAGAGAATCTTTAGGGGATAAGTTCTTAACTTACAGAAATCAAAAAGGGGAATTTTATAAGGCATTAGAACGCTTTATATCTAAAAAAATCTTCTTAGAGATTAAACCTGAAAAGCAGCTATCAGATCAAGAAATGAAAGATTGGAAGTTTAAAAGTGATGTAGATATGCGTATTAAGGGAATGAAGCCTATGTCTTGGTCAGTTGGTTATATTAGAGAACTAGATGAGTATATTGAGAATAACCCAAAACCCAATCCCTAGTAGGGGTGGGTTATGGGTTATTTATTCATAAAATGGATTTTAGCCCATTGACGATCTTGTTCTTTAAATTCTACTTCTAAAAATTGGTCAATGCCTTTAGGAGCATTATCAAACTTGAAAAGGTTAAGAAAAAAACGGATAGATTTATTAGTAATATGGTAAACATTCATGGTTGGAATATAAGAATAAATCGCTATCTTTGAATTGTTAAATGAGTAAATCAGCTATGCAAAATCCTCAGAATTATATTATAGTAGATAATAAAGATGGTACATTTTCAGCCTTTGTAAATTACGGAGTATTTGAAACTAAAGAAGATGCAGAACAAAGTTTACAATATGTAATGGATCTAATGGGTTTTAGATTGCAGCCTGAAGTCACTTATCACTAATGAACATTCTACTAAAATCAATTTCAGATATAAAACCCTATTCAAGAAACCCTAGAAAAAAACTTAATCTTGATAAGGTAGTTGAGAGCATCAGAAACTATGGATGGCAGCAACCTATCGTAGTAGATAGAGTAGGAGTAATTATTGCAGGTCATTCTAGATATGAAGCTGCAAAGATATTAGAGTGTAAAGAGATACCAGTGTTGATTGCTGATCTATCCCCAGAGAAAGCTAAAGCCTACAGAATAGCTGATAATAAAACTAATCAATATAGTGAATGGGATTATTCCTTACTCAATAAAGAATTTACGGACTTGCTTGATATTAATATGGACTTAGAGATGACAGGGTTTGATACTAAAGAACTTGAAGATTTCTTTACATTTGATAAAGAAGATGATGTAGCCAAGATTAAGACAGAGAAATCCTGTCCTAGTTGCGGTGTAAAATTAAAATAGAGTACACTCTACTCATAAAGAGGTAAAAAATGGCAAGACCAAAACTAGACATCAAAGGGGAGGAAGTTCAAAAATTAGCATCTTATGGATGTACTAACACAGAAATTGCAGACTATTTTAATTGCAGTGAAGGCACTATTAGAAATAGTTTTTACGAATATCTCACAAAAGGTAGGAGTATTAAGAAATTGCGTTTAAGGCAGATCCAATGGAAGATAGCTGAGAATGGAAATGCAGCTATGGCTATCTGGTTAGGTAAGAATGAATTAGGTCAATCTGATGGTGGATTGATAGCAGAAGATAACGAGCCTTTAGCATGGTCTGTTGATTAGTGCCGCTAAGTAAGCCTCAAAAACAAATCCTAGAATGTGACAAGAGATTTAGAGTATTAATTACTGGAAGAAGATTTGGTAAGACCTTTTTATGCGTTCAAGAAATAGCTAAGTTCGCAAGATATCCTAAAAAGAAAGTTTGGTATGTAGCACCTACTTATCGTATGGCTAAAGACATTGTTTGGAATGATCTAGTAGATAGAATGGTCAAACACAAATGGGTAAGCAAGATTAATCATAGTGATTTAAAAGTAATCCTAAGAAACGGCAGTGAGATATCCCTGAGAGGTGCAGATAACGAGAATAGTCTGAGAGGTGTTGGGTTAGACTTTCTTGTCATGGATGAATTTGCGGATATTAAAGAACACGCCTATACAGAAGTTTTAAGACCAACCTTATCTGATAAGGGAAGAATGGGTGCGGCTCTATTCTGTGGAACTCCTAGAGGTTATGGAAACTGGTCTTACAATTTATTTAGTAGAGAGAAAGATGACGACCAATGGGCATCATTTCAGTTTACAACACTGCAAGGTGGACAAGTATCTAAACAAGAAATAGAACAAGCTAAATCTGATCTAGATGAACGAACATTTAAACAAGAATATGAAGCATCATTTGTTAATTATGCAGGACAGATTTATTACAACTTTGATAGGAAAGAAAATGTCATGGATAAATACACTCCTCAAACGCCAGAAGTTCACATAGGTATGGACTTTAATATTGATCCTATGAGTGCAGTTATTTCAGAATTAAAAGGAAATGGTATATATATTTATGATGAAATTGTGATCTATTCCTCCAATACTGATGAGATGGTTGAGGAAATCAAGAATAGGTTTAAGGATAAACATATCTATATTTATCCTGATCCTGCTTCAAAGCAAAGAAAGACATCAGCAGGTGGTGTCACAGATTTAGCGATACTAAAAAATGCAGGATTTAATTTAAGAGTAAGAAATAATCACCCACTCATTAGAGATAGGATTAATTCAGTAAATACTAAATTGAAGAACGCTAATGGCACTAGAACTTTATTTATTGCAAATAAATGCAAAACTATGCTAAAAAGCATTGAAAGACAAATTTATAAGGAAGGCACAACTGTACCTGATAAGGACAATAATTACGATCACATGAATGATGCATTAGGATATTTAGTGGAATATTTATACCCAGTAAGACGAGATTTTACACCTAGTAAACCCAAGAGGTGGAGTTAATGGCAATATATAGTAGAGATTTTTTAACATCAAGACACAAACATTACGAAGAAAAATTCAAGGATTGGCATTTTCATTTAATGTCATATTTGGGCGGACAAGACTATCAAGATGGCTATCAGTTAAATAGATACATCCTAGAAACTGATGAGGAGTATATCAAAAGAGCAGAAAATACTCCGATTGATAATCACTGCAAGAATGTAGTACAGATTTATTCCTCATTTTTATTTAGAGTTGCACCTACAAGAGATTATGGATCATTAGCAGGTGATCCGCAGCTAGACAGTTTTATTAATGATGCAGATTTAGATGGTAGATCATTTGACAATGTAATCAGAGAGATGCAAGTAAACGCATCTATCTATGGTACTTGTTGGGGTATTATAGATAAACCTGCCGTACAAACTCAAACTAGAGCAGAGGAGATACAATTAGACATCAGACCATACATGAGTATCTATACCCCTGAGAATGTCTTAAATTGGAATTATCAGCGTAGTATTAACGGAAGATATGTTCTTACAGAGTTAACATTATTAGAAGATTTATTTGATGATGTAGCAACTATTAGAGTTTGGAACATGGAAGATATTTCTACTTACAAGGTAAAAGATTTTAACAAAGGGTATGCAACTGCAAAACCTATACTCATAGATGAAATGCCTAATCAATTAGGTAAAGTTCCTGCAGTAGTTTTATATAACCAGAAATCTCAGCGTAGAGGTGTTGGTATATCTGATTTGAATGATGTGGCAGAATTACAGAAAGCTATTTATAATGACTATTCAGAGATAGAGCAGTTAATTAGATTGTCTAATCACCCTAGCCTTGTAAAGACACCTAATGTAGAAGCTAGTGCAGGTGCAGGATCTATTATTGAAATGCCTGAAGATTTAGATGCAAGTTTAAAACCCTATTTAATTCAACCTAGTTCCCAGTCATTAGATGGCATTATGAGCAATATCAATATGAAGGTAGAAGCTATTAACAGAATTACCCATATGGGAGCAGTAAGAGCCACTCAGGATAGAGTACAATCTGGTATAGCCTTACAAACAGAGTTCCAATTACTAAATGCTAGATTATCTGAGAAAGCTGATTATCTACAAAATGCTGAAGAACAAATATGGAAACTATTTGCTGAATGGCAAAATACTACATTTGATGGTGAAATTATTTATCCAGATAGTTTCAACCTTAGAGATTATGCATCTGATCTACAGTTCCTACAAGCAGCTAAAGCTAGTGGTGTTCCTTCAGATAGCTTTGCTAAAGAAGTAGATAAACAAATTGCTAGAGCCGTAGTAGATGATGATGAAAAGATTAGCACTATTGATGATGAGATAGATGCCAAAGCTGCACCTATCGGTCAATTCTCTACACCAACTATTGAGGGTGAAGAAATTGAAGAAGCGTAAAGTTCCCAAAGATAAAAAATCTAAAGTACCTAAGAAGTATTTATCAGGACTTAAAGGTGCTAAGAGATCCAGACGAGCATCTTTAATCAAGAGAGTTGCAGCACTGTATAAAGCAGGGAAAAGAATCCCTATGTCATTACTCAGATCAAGGACTAAGGCATAATGGCAGTTAGAAGAAAAGCATTATCAGCTACAGTCAAAGCCACCTTACAAAGAAAAGCAAAGGCATCTAAGAAATATACTTATGGAACACTAGCTAAAGTTTATCGTAGAGGACAAGGTGCGTTTTTATCAGCAGGTAGTCGCAGAGTTCCTATGGCGGCTTGGTCTATGGGCAGAGTTAATTCATTCCTTAGAGGTAGTCGGAAACACGACTTAGACTTACGCAAAAAGAAAAAGTAAAAGGTAGAACAGTATCTACTACTGATTTCTATAACTGGACGCATCAGCAACATGGTGAAAAAAAATGCTTTTGCGGTAAGTTCGCAAGTATCGGTTTTAATTACAGATATGGTATGTTAGAACTACTATGTTTTAAACATTATGAAGAAAGGATGAGCCAATGCCATACGGAAAAGGTACATACGGATCAAAAGTCGGTAGACCAAAAAAATCAACTAAGTCTAATATGAAGAAGAAAAAGAAAAAGAAATAATGGCTATTTATAGAGGTCGTCAAGTCAAGCTAAACAAACCATTTAGGACACCTAGTTCTAGAAAGAAGTTTGGTGTTTATGTGAAGAATAAAGCAACTGGAAATGTGAAAGTAGTAAGATTTGGCGATCCTAAACTATCTATAAAGAAGAATATCCCTGCTAGACAGAGAAGTTTCATGGCTAGATTTAGACCAATATTAGCCAAAGTAAAAGGTCAAAAAAACCTATCACCTGCCTATTGGGCAGTACAATCATGGAAAAAAGGTTTTAAAATATAGCTTATTTAGCACTTGCAAT